AACTTCTGCTGGTGGTATATTTCCAATATCAAATTTAAATACTCTCTTTTCAGGAGCTCTCATAATTCTATGAATTAACATAGCGTCTTCCATAAGAGTTAATTGTTTCCAAACTTTACGAGCCGCTTCTAATGTAGAACGACCGTATGGTAAAAAGTTAGCATCACTTATCAATCTAAAGTGTGCAACTTGGAATGATTCTAAATCTTCTTGACTACCACCATATTGGGTGTGTTTAACGTTGTCAATAGGTGTCATACGATATTTTACCATATGTGGATTTTCAGGGTCTTCGCCTTCTATACGTGAAACATCATAAGGACTCATAGGAACAACATTAGTAACTCCAAATTTTTCATCTATATCCATAAATAAAAAGAAGTCACCATATTTACACATATTACGAACCCATGGCCATAAATTAAATTCTATGTTTAAAACATCATAAAATAAATTATGTAAAATATCGTGAATATTAGCATTATCAGTTTCAATATTTAAAACTTTACCATATTCATTTTTCATAGTAGATTCATCTGCATAAATGTCTAAAGCAGAAGAAATAATAGAATCAGAGTCCATTGTTTCATAGTCTTTAAAAAGACCTAAACGTTGTTGTTGAACAATAGCACCGCCATCGTATCCGTACTGCTTTGCAGATGAATAGATTTTTTGATATCTATCTATCAACTGATGTTTTATAGTAGATTGTGTTCTTGATGTATCAGAAACTTTAAGTTTCTTTCCGCCAACTTGTCTAACAACAACATTGGTAGAAAACAATCTACGTAATCTTGTAAATAATCCTTTATCTACAGCCATAATTAACTCCTACAATAACCATTTAAGGTCCTCGTTCTCTTTATTTGGACCGATTTCTATTTTCCAAGAATCATCTTTACTTCCTGGAGTGTACATTAATTGATTAGGATTAGAAAAATTAGAAAGAGTTTTTTTACTCAGTTCTATTCCTTCTGCTCTTAATCTTAAAGCAGTATCTCTCACCCACAACGCTATGCCATAACTCATAACCAAATCATCATTATAACCGGACATAGCTTGAGCCTTGTTGTTATTATATATAAATACAAACAACTCATCTATTAATCTATTTGAATGAACAATTACTGCCTTTTCTCTAAAATATTCTTCTAACTTAGCAATAACTAATGGTCGTGTTTTCATTGTCATTGAAAACCCGGGCTTTAAATTTCTATCTTGCGCTCTATATCTATTTGTCAACTGATGTTCTACATCTACGTATTGTAAATCTTGTGATGAATAAAATAGATTTTGATAATTTCTATCTATAATTTGTTGAATAGACGCCCATCCAATATTGTTATTCTCAACAACTAATAATGCATCATTATATTCTGTAGCTACATTAACACATAAATTACCAAATTCTTTAGTACTAATTTTACCACGATACTCTGCAACTTGTTCCATACTTTCAACTTCTAATATATGAAATGCGCTATAATCACTACCATCACCTCTACTAACATCAGCACTCATTATATAGTTTTTTGTATAATCAGGAGATTCCCATATCCACACATTAGAATCTATACCTTGTTTCATCATAGGGTCTTTACAATGATTATCTTTATACTCTTGTAAAATAGTACCATCTACAACCATTTGTCCTGAAGTTAAAAAGTCACAATCACATTCTTGTGCGGCAAGACCTGGACCTAATAGTTTATCTTGTTCGAGTCTATATGCTTTATCTCGTTCAGGATGTACGGTCCAATGTAATTTTATAGTGTGAAAACTATTTACTCCTTCTTCTGCATCTACCCACGTTCTATGAAACCAATTTCCAACACCGTTTGGTGTAGATAGAGCAATACATTGTCCACCTGTTGATAGTGTTTGTTGAGCCGCAGCCCATATCGTATCAATCTTGTCTATAAATGCGGCTTCATCTAATACTAATAAAGATAACGCTTCTGAACGACCTGAGTCTTCACTACTTGAAACTGCTTTTACTTGTGAACCATTTTTATATCGTAATGATAATTTATTATCTTCGATACAAGTCTGTCTTAACCACCCTGGTAAATTAGAATGCATAACTCTAATCTTCGTAACAAGGTTTTTAGCAGTATCTTGTTTTGTTGCTAATACTAAAATGTTTTTATCATTTCTAAATGTCATTAACCATAATGAATACGCCGCAGTTAACGTAGAAATACCTAACTGCCTTGCTTTTAAAATTATATTGTACTTATGATTTAAAACTTCTTTGAGTGTGTCTACTTGAAACGGATATAATTCAAATGGTATCTTTCCTCTTATGGGATGTTGGATTACACAATACTTTCGTATAAAATAAGATGGGTCTTCACCACACTTAATATATTCTTGTCGTAGTGCTTGTTTTAAATCTTCAGATTGCATTAAATCTTTCCTAAGATAAATCCTATTCCTAACCAAAGATACTGATTTTCGTACCATTTAGGTTCAACTAATTCTACTAATCTTTCATTAGCTTCATCACGAACTTTTAGCAAATCAATTCGTTTTCTCTGAGCAAGTAACAACAAACTATCTAAATTTGATTGTTCTTCTAACTTAGAAACAACTGCTTCACAATCAGAAATTACTACTTTTTGTGATTCTATCAATGAATCTGCTTTTGCTAACTTACTTTCCCATTGAGCATCACGTGCTTTTAACATTTCTAATGCTTGTTCTTGTGTAAAAGTAGTGACTACTTTCCCATCTTTCTTTATCTCTTGGCCTTTTAGAGCACCCATTACAAAAAAAGATATTAAGAAATATTTTAATATTTTCATACTGAATCTCATTTGTTTTTAGCAAACTTTCTAAGAAAATCTTCTGCTGATTCTACTTCATCATTATCGTAAACTTCCTGCATCTTCTTAGTTTTCTTTTTAGACATAGTAAGTTTTCTTTTCATATTGCCAATCTCTTTTTTAGAAGACTTCTTTGCTGTTTCTAATTCTACGATTTGTTTTTCAACTTTCTTTTCTTCTTTCTTGTTTTCATCGATAACCTTTTTAAGTTTTTTCACTTCTACACTTTTTGCTTTATTCACAGCAAATAACGCACCGACTGCCCCAAGAAACCCTAAGATGTATTTAATCCACTTCATTTAATTCTCCCAACTCTGTTTCAAGTTTCTCTATGTTAGTTTCAAAAAATTTTACAGCTTCATCAATTTTTGCATCCCATTCTTCAGGATTCTCAACGCTATATTCTTCTCTATCAATAGCTCCTAATTCAGGATTTATTGCGTTTAAATGTGTGACAGACTTTTGGTCATAAAATTCTTTTATACCTTGTAAGTCGTCTTTCATCTTAGATATCTTATTTTCTAAAGACTTTCGTTTTTTCCATTCTTTGTGTGTGCCTTCAATGATTAGTTTATTTTCAAATTCTATTTGACAATCAAAACAATGTTCAAATTGTCTCCACACTTGACTATCAATGTTTTTCTTCATAATCTTTTTACACGATGGACAGAACCAAGGCATTCTAACTTTTTGCATTATCTCAGTTAAACGACTTTCTTCCGGTACAGCTTTTTCACCTTTGTAGCCGACCATTATTCTTTTTTCAGGAGTCTCTCCTCGTAAAATAGCTTCCATCGCTTTATATTCACGAACTCTTTCTTTACCACTTTTACTACCGTAATCGTGACTCATATCTTACCTCGTATACTTTAACATTCCAAGTATCTGATTTATAGGTGCAAACAAACCTGTTAGTTTGTAAACTTTGCCTTTGAACATAAAAGTAATTCCTTCTGTAGGAACTAACTTTTTAAATCCACCCATAGATTGAACTTTATCAAGTTGTGCTTTCATCATATCTATAGTTCTCAAATCATTACTTGAACGTATTTTTTTTATTGTTTTTGCAATCTCTTTTCTCATTGTAACTGCGGCTTGTGTTGGGTTCGCAGATAAGAAGTTTTCCATATTAGATAGTATTTCTGCTCCTAAATCAAGAAATATTTTTTCAAATGCGGAAATATTCTTTTTCCATATCTTAGTTTGGTCTTGTTTATCTACAGCTAATACCCATTGTAAAAATTTAGGATATTCTTTTAAATCTTTTTTAATTGTAGGTATCTTATATGATTTATCAAAGAACGCCCATCTCTTCATCAAACTATACAAAACGTTATCTGTAGGATTAGGGTAATCAGATGATTTAGCTCCTGATAAAATAAACTCTAACCAAAAATGTTGATGATAATCACCTGCGGTATCTGTATCTGCAAGACCATATTGTTTCTGTAATTTATTCACTCTATTTAAAAATGTAGATTTTTTAGCTTGATAGTCTTTAACTTTAGGCAGTTTAGTATTAGGCAATGCTTGTATATCAAAATGTTTTTGAACATTTCCGTTGACTTTCTTAATTAACTTTGTTAACTTTGAACCTGCTGATTTACTCTGTCCTATAGCTTCACCTTTTTCATTGTAAGTCATAGTACCATGAAATACTAATAAGTTTATTCCATAAGGAATAACATTTGTAGTAGGTACATACATTACTTCTAAACTCATAAAAGATTTTCCATTACCAAATATTGAATCTAAATCCTTCTTACCTAACTTCTTGATAGCCATCTCTAAATCTTTCATAGAATATGTAAAGGCTTTTTCAATTTCGCCTCTACCTGAAAACATATTTTGTATGCCTTTAATATCAAGAGAGTTTTGACCA